ATTCCAAGCCCCTCCATAATTTCTTTATACCTCGAATCTTTCATGTTACCTCCAGTAAAAATAATAAGGTGTTACCCAACTTAATTAATACCTCACCCCATATTTATTCTTCCGCTTGATATCCTTCCTGAATATCATTTTTTTTGTCCCGGCCATTTTTGCTTCCAGGCTTTCCAGGGTTGCATCAAATGCTATGTCTTTATATGCAACGCTGTAGAGTGCCTTAAATTCGGTTTCAACGGTATGTGTGGTATGGGCATACCAGCAAGCACAGGAAATGAAGGCTATGGCGTATATAATAAGCTTTAATTTGATCGTCATGACTTTGCCCCCCTCTTCTTTTCAGGAAATGTTTTCAACAGCGTTTCCCTGACAATGTAATTCATAGAACGATCTCGCTTTTTCGCTGCTGCCCGTATTCTTTCAATGCAGTCCTTTTCGATTTTGATTGAAAATTGTTTTTTCATATTATTCCTCCATCCATGAAAATGCTTTTATAACAAGGGCATTAAGCTGTTTAAGTTGTTCAATGCTATGAATTATTATAGAATCTTCGCTGTCTTCTTTTTGGATAGAAACAAAAGATTCAAGCTGTTCTGATTTACCTATTGAAACTGCATCAACGGTGATAAAAGTAATGCTTGAGTTCTTGAAAACGTGGTTCGCCTGTCCTATAAATTCTCTTTCCATTTCCATAGTGCATCTCCTTGTTTGAGGTTAATATTACATACACTATATACCTATTTACACACTTGTCAATACCTAAAAGAAAACAAAAAGATATTTATTTAAAGCTCTTCCGGATCTTCAAAATACAGTTCCCCTTTCACGGAGAAAACATCCGTCTTGTTAACTCTCCATTCTTTCGCTTTCCCACCACGCTTTTTTAAATACTGCCTGAAACTCCATACCTGCAATTCGTTTCCAGCTTCAAGCCATGGAATGACATATTCATTCTCCATGATCTTTATGACATGGGCCTGGTAGTCTGATCCGCAAGCTTGTATTGCTATGGTCCGTTTCCCTTCAAGACACAGGATATCGCAAAAATTATACAAATCCTCCCGCCTCTTTGTGTAATGGTTCCACTTTTCTGTGATCCAATACAGCCACCCATACTCTTTAATCAGCTTTAAACTTCTCTGAATAGATTTTGTCTGGCTCATCGTTTTAACCCCTTCGCCAGCCGCTCAGCGGTCTTCATTGCATACCACCAGTCATCTCCAGTAAGCCAGTATTTAATTGCCAAAATTAATATTTTAAGATTTCGTTCCATTTTATGCCTCCTTGTTTTTGGTTTTTGCCCATCTGATATTGCAACTTGTTATAAAATTCTTTACTTCGGCTGACAATGGTTCCCTTAAATCCCATTTCAACCTTGACGGTATGTCACTACCAAACTTGTCTTTATATTTATATCTTGACCAGGGCCAGCTTTCTCTACCCATCTTGTAGCCTTTCTCAAAGGCATACTGGTTAAGCTGAGACAAAAAAGATTGTTTGTCTGACAGTGTAAATTCTTTCTTTGCTTTACGTTTTAATTTCTCAAGCTCTCCTGCCCCTGTTTCTACATCCTCAACAAAATCAGGCTCAAATCCACATGCAGGGCATTTCCTAACACCTGGTGGCTTTACAAATTCACACGACGGGCAAGCCTTTGGTAATTGTTCTGGCCTTTCCTTCTGTTTTGTTTTTGACCCATACTTGTTCCCATCGTCAAGGTGTAGAAACTCATGTTCATCTGGAAAACCTAATCTCTCAGCGTTCCCGCCGAAATCAAGAATAGTACATTTATCTTTCCCAGGAGAAAGCCTTAGACCACGACCTGTTGTTTGCTCCCATTTCATGCTTGACTTTGTGGCAACAGCTAAGGCAACAACCTCAACAGCAGGACAATCAAACCCCTTTGTTGCAACCTCAACAGAACAAAGCACCATTGTACCACCGTTTATAAATCCGCTTAAAGCCTCTTCCCTCTCTGTTTTAGACTGATAAGCATTTATCTGACATGCTGATACTCTAACCCTATTAAACTCTTTCGCAAGATGTTTTATATGCGCAACATTTACACCAAACACAATTGTTTTCTTACCAGGAGTCAGCTTTTTCCAAACATTCACAACATCACCAATAATATCAACCTGGTCATACGCTTCAGACAAAGACTCTTCTGTATAATCTCCAGCTCTTATTTTAAGTTTGCTAAGGTCAGCAACCGAAGGGGCATAAATATCAAATGGGACAAGCTCTCCATTTTTAACCATTTCTTTTACTGTCACCGGCTCGATGAAGAAATCATAATATTTTCCCAAATCTTTTGCATACGGCGTGGAAGTCAAACCCATTATGAAAGCGTCTTTGTTTTTCTCCATTAACTTTGTATGGGCATCATGGTGACAATGGCACTCATCAATAAGGATTAATCCGTACTGGTCTATATCTCTTCTGTTAAGAGTCTGGATCGATCCTATCTGGACCTGCCTATCAGGAAAATATTTTTCATTGTCTGCTTGGATAATACCACAGCTTATACCATATTTTGCAAACACAGCGTCAGTTTGTTCCGCAAGCACAATCCTATCAACAACAAATAAACATTTTATGCCGTTGTCCACAGCCCTCTTTATGAAATAAGCAGACAAGACAGTTTTTCCAAAACCGCATGTTGCTTTTAATATAAACCTTTTTGTGTGACTGAATGCTCTGCGACATTCCTTTAAGGCGACCTCCTGCAATGGTCTTAATTCTATTTGTTCCATTATGCATATCTCCTTGCAGACTTAAGGATATCTTTAATTTCAGCAGGGCTTAATGGTGGGGAACAACAGCTACCCTCTTTATATGCTTCTTCTTCTATATGACCCCAATCCTTCCCCTTTTTCAACATACCCCCTATTCTTGCAATCACATGGTTATTCCTGCCACCCTCTCCTGCTCCATAAGACCCCTTATAATCTGCATCTTGGTCAAGGCTATCCTTCTTGATATACTTAGGAGCTGACCACTTTGGAACTGGAACGGGTGGGAACATTTCAACCAATAGGCCAAACTCAAACCTAATACCAGTGTAATGAATAATTTTTGATAAGAATGGCTCCCCCTTATGGTGGAAAAATCCTGGTATGCGCATCACCCTCGGTAGGTCGTGAACCTTATCATCAGAGTTAAACATTTTAATAATGCTTTTTTGCAATGGGTTAAATGCTTTTAACGGAACAGAATAATGTTCATCATCCAACGCACATAACCAATAGGCATGATATTTTCCTGGGCTTGTCTCGACAACCATTGAAGGAGTATATTTCCAGACTGGTTCAATAGGCGCACCATCAAGGTCTGCAAATACAGCCCGGACCTTAACAATATCCGTTGCCCGTCTTCTATCTCCTTTGTTTTCGTTTATGGTTAAGAATACACCAGCATGATATCCGTTTCTTGCCTCAAGATCCAGAATAGGTTCAACAGGTATAATCTTTATACTTGGATCAATGTCTCCGTCTATAGGATACTGATCTCCGTCAACAGATTTCTGGTATACTAATTTCTTGCTCTTCCTTCCGTCCATGTCATCAAAGGTCTGAAAACATTTCCTTCCTGGGAAGCTTTCAAGAAAAACCTTTCTATCTTTTTCCCATTTATTATTTAAAAGCTTTGTCATAAGATATCTCCAAAATCAGGTCAGTAAAATCTACTAGTGTCATATAATCATGTCATACATTAGGGGCATTCTGATGTGCTCTTCTCTTTGGAACAGGAGAAGGTTAAGGTAAAGGGGCATGTACTGTCTGCATGCTGTCAGTATGCTGTCAGCATTTATTTTCCTGTTTGTGCTTTGTTTTCCACCTCACCCCTGCTGCTTTCTTTGCCTGTTCACTTCGTTCTTTTGCTTTGCAAGCATACCCTTGGTGGTCGCACCAATCATGGATTTCATAACACCCATCCATGTCCTGTTTTAGGAAATTACATTTAAGCATAGCATCAACAAAGATAATAGGATCTCCGTTCCATTCCCCAGAAAACGCGATGTCTTCCTCATCCCATCCAGACAAAATACCCTCCGGGTTTGATTGCGCAACAGATATCCACAAGTCTATTAAATGGCCAGTTGCGCCTGGCCCTAATATCTTTTCTAACCTTTTCCGTTTCCTATGCCCTTTAAAAGAGGTGGAAAGGCGTATATCTTTATTCATCTTTCAATGATTTTAAATGTTTTCTTACGGTTACATATGTAAGACATAACCCATCACAACATTCTTTTTTTGTTGAGTTCGGGTTTTCCTGAAACCAAAGTTTGACATTCCTTTTATTTTTGGCCGCAATTATTTTTGTGTGCATGCCCCTGCCTTCTGCTACTTCCATGTTTTCTCCTTTCTATATTGATATTATAATTACTATCACTTTCACATAGTAGCACTAAATAAACAACCTTGTCAACCGTAATTATTTATTCTGCCATGTAGTCTTTTATAATATCATAAACTGAATCGTGCATTTTTGCCTGACCTGATAATTGCATGATGAAATAGTTATATGAATTAAGTACATGTTTCACATATGTTTTGTGAAACCATATCAATGTCCTGCCCTCAAGTCCCATTCTCTTTTTAAAATCTTCAATCATTTTAACGCTCCTTTTGTTTTATAATACAACAATAGATACCACAACCAAATCCACATGTCAAATATAAATAATTTCCTCATGTATCTCTACCATCTCATACCAAACCGCAAGCTCGTAAAGGTCATCGTTCAGCAGTTTGGCACACTTGCTGCATAGGTCTTTATCCTGATAGCCAGGGTTGTGAACTACCGGGTTGCCACAGTTCAAACATTTTGTGCTTTCTGGTCGGTCTTTTCTTGCTGCCATTTTATGTCTCCTAATGTAGTGATCCCCGGCTCGTCCGGTGTATTAACTTATTAATTTTTAGATAACCAATACGCTACAGCAGCCAAAAACAATACAATTATTATTATGCCTTTTAAAAGTTCCATAATTCCCCTCCATAAAATTAATGTGTTAATCAGCGGTGCGCTTTGAACATTCGCCGCAAATCTCGTTTATAGTCTGCCGTAACTTCTCAATTTTATCCTGCCGTGCAAGTTCAGCCCGGTCAGCATTGCGCTTTTTCCGGGCTTGTTTTCTTTCTGCGTGGCTGGCTGCTTGTTGGATTGACATTAGTTCACCCTTTCGATTGCAACGCCGAAATATTTGATATCTTTTCGGACCACCAACCTTTCACCCCCAGTATATTTTACCATAAAAGAGGGGCTTTGTTCCCGCGTGAAGTACCACTTATAAAACTCTTTCCATGGAGGTATGATGATCCCATCTTTCTTTGTGTTAATGGAATTTCTAAGGCTGCTACCATCTTTAAATGTAATGGTTAAAGCGTTCTGGTACTTTCCAGTCTCAACTTTTTTGGCTTCTTCCTTTTTGAAAAACATTTTACACCTCCTTTGCTGGTGTCTTTAGTGCTTTTTTAGGGATGCCCATCTCCATCATTTTCCTAAAGAACACAGGGGATATTGCCTTGTGGCCCATAATCCAATTTGATATCGTGTTCCCATGGACACCAAGCTTTTCAGCAAACTCTTTTTGTGTTAAGCCTAAGAATCTTATCTCTCTTGCCAATAATTTTTCTTTCTTCATGCTCACTCCCTTTATAGTTTAAGTTGATCTAATGTTACCACCAACCCGTTGTTAAGTCAATGTTATTCTTTTGTTATTTTATTTTTATTTTAGCTTGACAACAGATCATGGATGAATTATAGTTTAACCAATTCAAGGATAACAACACCGTGTCACGGACCGGCAAAGAAACCTTGGCCTGGCAATAACCCTGAAACAAAAACAAACCATCAACAAAGTCTTAAAATTTTATATTGATAATCTTTTCACCGACCCCGTTAAAATTGTTTGGCGGGGAAGGTGATCACAAAAGGGGGAACATGAAAACAATTTCAACGACAATGGCAGCATTTATTTTAATATTCGGGCTTGTTCTGGCTGGATCAAGCGTTGATAATTTCGGAACACAAATAGCAGTCAGCTTATGTGGGCTGTGCCTGATGTGGGCTGGTGGGGCATGGCTAATCAGTATTTATAAAAGTGGTATATAATGGAAACTACATTATTAGTATGCTTTGACATCGACGAAGAAAATGAGGTGGAAATCCTTTTGCCGGTCACATTTACAGCTTCGAAGGGATACCCGGCAACGCATTGGGAACCTGGCGCACCTGATGAAATTGATGATGTGGCATATGACAAGGATAACGCACTGGAAATGGTCGAGGCATATCTTGGCCACGATGATTTTGACCCGGTTTATGCCCTTGATAAAATTGACGGGTTCCTGGCAGATCCGGAAACGGAAGCCAAGTTGATGGATTTTGCAAACCAGGCAGGTATTGATTACGAAGAGGACCGGGCCGAATACCTCCGGGATCAAAGGGAGGACAGATGAAACGATATGATATGTTCGGTGTTTCAGGCTATAAAGAAATGCTTGAATCAAAATCAGGAGCATGGGTAAAATATGAAGATGTGGTAATCAGGACGCTACACCACACTGACACCATAAACATAATCGCTGAGATTTCATTCAAAAGAAGTATGGAAATAGAAGAATTAAAAAAAGAGCTGGCAAAGCTTAAAGGGGAAACACCATGACAGTAGAAATAGTTGTTAAGTGTGATGGAATTCAGTGTTTTGCTGAAAGAGAAATAACCGAAGATACTGACAGGTGTATCAGAAAAATAGGTTGGTATATAGACTATGATAATGGGTGTCATTACTGCCCAGAATGTTGGGATGACGTTGAAGATGAAATAGCCGAGTCAGAAGAATAAAACCAACAGAAAAGGAGATTGAAAAATGGAAGACAAGAAGCCCGGCACAGGTTCAGAAATAACAGTGATACCTGAGGAAGAAATATCAATTTATGAACCATCACCAATGGAGATGGCGACCTCATTCATGAACTCAGGAGGGGATCTTGCCACGCTTGAGAAAATGATGTCCTTGCAGAGAGAGCATGACGCATACCAGGCAAAGAAAGCTTTCACAAGGGCAATGGCAGAGTTTAAGGCAAACCCGCCAACAATAGGCAAGGATAAGCGGGTAGCATATAAACAAACAAACTACTCCCACGCCAGCCTTGGAAATGTAACAAAACAAATAAACAAATCTTTGGGTGAGCATGGTCTTTCTGCATCATGGCCGCTTGAACAGGACAATGCAGGTATCAAGGTTACATGTACCATTACCCATGAACTCGGACACAGCGAAAGCACATCCTTGACGGCACCATCCGACAGCACTGGAAGCAAGAACACAATCCAGGCGATGGGGTCAACCATCTCATATCTCCAAAGGTATACCATCCTTGCCTTAACGGGACTAGCAACAGAAGACCAAGACGACGACGGGATAACGGCAGAAGTTAGGTATATAGACGAAAGGCAGATCAGCGAAATAACAGATCTCCTAAATTCAAACGAAACCATTGCCGCCGATCAAGATGCGTTTATGAAATGGGCAGGGATTGAAACCGTTGAAACCATAAAAGCTAATGACTATGGGCGTGTCATCTCTGCTATTAAGGGGGCTGGAAAATGATCATTGATATGTGTCTCCAAGGAGAAGAAGAATGGCACCAAAAAAGGGCTGGAAATCCTGGTGCGACAGGAATAAGTAATATCATAACATCCACCGGTAAACCTTCTACCAGCAGAGAAAAGTATCTTTACCAAATGGCAGAAGAAACCATCACAGGAACAAAAAAGAAATCATATTCCAATGATGCCATGCAGCGAGG